TGAGTATCGTGACCAGAACTTCAAAGACGATTGGGATAAATACGAGCGTATTTTTAGGGGCAAATGGTCTGCTGAAGATAAGCAACGTCAATCTGAACGCTCTCGTATCATATCTCCTGCCACTCAGCAAGCGGTAGAAACACGCCATGCTGAAGTAATGGAAGCAATCTTTGGCCAAGGTGAGTTCTTTGACATTAAAGATGACCTAAATGACGTAAATGGCAATAAGATGGATGTTGAGAAGCTAAAAGCTCAACTATATGAGGACTTTGCCCAAGATAAAATCCGTAAATCTATTGACCAAATTGAGTTAATGGCTGAGATTTATGGTACTGGTATTGGTGAAATCACCGTATCTAAGGTAAAAACGTACTTCCCACAGCAACAACCACTAGATAATAACCAAGTAGCCTTTGGTGTTAATGAATCAGAACGAATTGCGGTTAAAATAAACCCAATTAGCCCTAAGAATTTCTTATTTGACCCAAATGGCGTGGATGTTGACGACTGTATGGGCGTTGCCATTGAAAGATATGTATCAATTCACAAGATTGTTGATGGCATTAAGTCAGGAAAGTACAAAAAGGTTGATGTTGGCACACTTTATGTGGATGATTCACTTGAAGCTACCCAAGAAGCTCGTACTTACCAAGATGAAAAAGTATTGTTAATCACTTATTACGGATTAGTACCAAAAGAGTACCTGAAAAAAGACAACGAAGAAGTTGTTGACGTATTAAGTGAAGCTGAAATTGAGTTTAGTGAAGATATTGATGATTATGCTGACATGGTTGAGGCTATCATCATCATTGCTAATGGCAATATGCTTTTAAAGGCTGAAGAAACGCCTTACATGATGAAAGACCGCCCAATTATCTCTTATCAAGATGACACCGTACCTAACAGATTGCTTGGTAGGGGTACTGTAGAGAAAGCATTTAATATGCAAATGGCTATTGACGGCTCAATGCGCTCTCACATGGACAGCCTAGCACTTACATCTGCTCCTATGATGGGTATGGATGCAACAAGATTGCCTAGAGGGGCTAAATTTGAGGTTAAGCCTGGTGGCAACTTCATGGTGAACGGAAATCCACAAGAAATTCTATTCCCATTCAAATTTGGTCAGACAGATGGCCAATCAATGGAAACATCTAAAGAGTTTGAACGTATGTTGCTAATGGCGACAGGTACTATTGATTCTAATGGCGTTGCATCACAAGTATCTAGGGAAGGTAGTGGTCTTGATATGGCTACCGCAACCATTATTAAGAAATACAAACGCACATTGGTAAACTTCCAAGAAGATTTCTTAATGCCATTCATCAATAAGGCGGTATGGCGTTTTATGCAGTATTCACCTGAACGCTATCCTTCTGTAGATGTTAAGTTTATCCCGACAGCTACACTTGGTATTATTGCTCGTGAGTATGAGCAGAAACAACTTGCTTTCTTAATGCAAACATTGGGCGCACAGTCACCATTAACGCCTATTCTTATGAAGGGCATCTTATCAACATCATCACTTTCTAACAGAGAGCAAATGATTGTAGAACTTGATAAAGCAGGACAAGCTAATCCACAAGAACAGCAAATGCAAATGCAAGAGAAACAAGTTCAATTAGGATTGATACAAGCTCAAACTAAAGAGTTGGAATCTAAAGCTATGGAGCATATTTCTGTAGCTCAGAAGAATAAGGTTGATGCTGAATTAGCCCCTAAAGAAACTGAAGCTAAAGTGATGAACGCTATTTCAACCAATCTACCTAGTGAGGATGCTGCGGCTATCACTGAGTTTGACCGTAGAGTTCAAATTGCAGGTCTGATGCTTAAAGAGGAAGAAGTCCAATCTAAGAAAGAAATTGTTAAAATGCAAATGGCTGAGAAAAAGGCTAAATCAGAGAAAGACAATGCTTATTTAGATAACCTTCAGCAATCATTAGCAAATGATAGATAAATTAATATCGTTAATTAAACCTGACGTCAGCCCTGATGTAAAACTGACAGGAGTTTCTTTATTTTTTGCTAAAGTGCTAGAAAAGCACAATCGCAGATTAGATTTAATGGAAACAAAGGTACTTATCCCATTGAAAGATGGCGAAAAGGGTGAGAAGGGCGATATTGGTAAGTCTGGTAAAGATGGGCTAAACGGTAAAGACGGAAAAGATGGGTTAGATGGTAAGGATGGCGTAGGTAAGGATGGAAAGCAAGGTAAAGACGGAGTTTCAGTAGTTGATGCTGAAATTGCGGTAGATGACCATTTAGTAATTAAATTGTCAAATGGGAAAGAAATTGATGCAGGTGAATTGCCAAAAGCAGATATTCAGCATATCATATCTTCACAGTTACCTAATAACCAAATTTATGTATCACCAACACCACCATCAAATCCTTCTATAAATGATTTATGGTTACAAATTTAAGGAATAATCATGGCAGCATATGTAAAATATGAATTAGGCATTGAAAAGATGCTAGAGGCAGGTAACATGGGGTCAGATACTTGGCAAGTTATCCTATCTAACACAGCACCAAACGTGGCGACACATACAACTGCCGCAAGTGCTACTGAACTAGGTACGGCAGGTGGATATACCGCAGGTGGTAACAACTGTACGATTACTTCAGCGGCATCAACATCAGGTGTATATAAGCTAATTTTAGCTGACCCTACATTATGGACTGCATCAGGTGGTGGGTTTACATTCCGCTATGTAATCTTGTATAACCTATCATTGACACAATGTATTGCATATTGGGATTATGGCAGTTCTGTAGTTATGGCGGCAGGAGATACATTCTTAGCTGACTTAGATGGTGCTGCTGGTGTATTTACGGTTTCATAATGACAGATTTAGTTTTTAGAGATACTAAAGGCTCAAGACTAACTTCAACTGAAGGTGATGCTAATCTGCGAGAGCTTGATTTACGCACAGCGTCAGGGTGGAATGACCTAGTACAAGATGTAACTGTCCGTTCAGGTGCTAATGCACCTAGTCCTACTATCTTTATCGGTGGGATTAGTGCTTACGAGTTCTCACCTACTACTATGAATGAGTGCTTTGTAAACTTTCACATGAGGCATGACTATATAGCAGGCACTATGGTTTATCCTCATGTACATTGGTCACATAATACAGATGTAACAGGTGTAGTGAGATGGGGCTTTGAATATACACTAGCTAGACGGAATGATAGCACTGGATTAATTACATTTGGTGCAACATCTACCTTGTATATTGAGCATACAGTTACATTAGGTGAAGTCTATCAACATCATGTAAACGAAAGTGCAGATGGGGCAGGTATAGCAGGTACAGACTTACAAGAAGATGCACTTATTCTTTGTCGTGTGTTTAGAGATGCTACTCATGCAAATGACACTTACCCAGACCCAATTCATTTATTAACAGTTGATATTCATTATCAATGTGATTCCTTATCAACCCCTTTAAGAGTTCCACCATTTAACTAATATGCCATATATCGCAGACAGAGTAAAAGATACAACGACTAGCACAGGAACTACTGCTATTACGTTATCAGGCACAGCCCCGACAGGGTATCAAGCATTTGCTACTGCTTTTGGTTCTGCGTCTTTAGTAGTGCCATATTGCATAGTAGGAACTTCAGAATGGGAAGTTGGTAAAGGTACATTTAACGGTACTACTGGCTTAACTAGAGATACAGTTAGGTCATCAAGCAATAGCGGTGCTTTAGTAAATTTTAGTGCAGGTACAAAGGATGTATTTGTAACTGCCCCCGCAGAATTATTAGATAACGCAAACATAGGCTACCAAGTCGCACAAATTCGTGGCTTGGCAATGCCTTAAAAGGAGTAATATATGGCAGGAAATAATGACCCAATTTACAGTAAGGTAGGGGATATACAATCCTCTACTTTAGCGGCAGCCACACTACTTGGACCAACAGCTAATACTGCTCAAGATGGAACAGGTACTATGTACCCCATTTGGGCGGCAGATGCTACCAATGGTGGGTTCTTTCAAAAACTAACCTTTGAGAGTATTACCACAGTAGCGGCAACCGTATGTCGTATATTCTTATCAGATACCGTTCCAACAGTAACAAGTGGTGCTTTAGTATCTAATACTTCACTAAATACGCATAAGATTGGTGAGATTGCATTACCGCAAATCACAGTATCACAAACTGCCGCAGCCCCTCACTTAGAATTAGCTCTTAATATGGCTATTCCAGCAGGTTATCGCATATCAGTTACATTTGGTACTTCAACTGGCGCAAGTACGACTGGGTGGTCAGTTTTGGGTATCGGTGGGAAATACTAAATCCGTTAATAATCAATAACTTACATTATAATTATGACTATTGGGTGTTACATATTAACTAATTCTACATTGAGAGGTCAATAATGATTTACTGGCAAGTGACATTTAAAGACGGTTCACTTGGCTATCAAATTATGGATGACGAGTTGAATAACGCTATTGTTAAAGACATTGAAGGTAATCTAATGACAGGTGAATTTGAATATACAACTACGGACACAGAATGCCTTGTGCCAGCGTGGGCTTAAATGTTAGATTTTAGTCATGTGCCTACAAGAGGCAATGCAGACATACAAACCTTTATAGGTAATCAGCGTACTGTAACAGGTGCAACTCAAGTATGGGTTAAGCCTAGAGGCATCTCTATGGTGCATATTCTTTGCTTAGGGCAAGGTGGTAATGGTGCTAGTGCTACGGCAGGTGCAACTTCAGCAGGGGGGGCAGGTGGTGGCTCAGGCGCACAATCTACTTTACTAATCCCTGCTCGTATGTTACCAGACATTTTATATATCAGTGCTGGTGCAGGTGGTGCAGGTACGGCTGTGGCTTCAATCGT